ATCGCGATCGCGATCGCGCTCACATAAATCACGCAGCGGGTCTGCTCATGATAAAGTTGTGCGAAAAATTCGCGCCCGTAAGCAACGTAAGCTGGCGATTAAGCCGCTTGGAGAAAAATCACTTTCAGAATTACAATTAGTTGCGCGCTCACATGGAATTCCATTTGGTGGATTAACAAAAACACAATTAATTGAAAAAATTATTGCATATAGATAATCTATTTGCGATTATTGACAATGAAATTTATTATGCAGATAAAGCGCGATATCAATAATATCATTTCGCGATGCTTTCACTTTTGGCATAAGTACAGAAAGATAATATTTAATAATGCCAGATTTTGTTTTAATAGTTGCTAAGTCCGCATAGTCAATATTACCATAATTTTCGCGCGAAGATGCTGCCAACTCTGGAATGCGCCGAAAAAGCGCAATATCAAGTAATGCGCAGCGGTACATGGGTTCATTAATTGCGCGTAATCGCGTCAATTTTCTAAAAGATGTATTTTTAATATATTCATCATCCGCGAACTTTTTTTCTTCATCGGTTACTAATTCATCCCCGATCGCGTAAGTGATAGAATAAATGTTAGCTACATTGAGACTAACGCCTGGAATTTTAACAATAACAAAGTTATCAAGTTGTGGTGATGTGTATAACTCTTTACATAATGCTAATGATATTGACATTTTAGTATTTTCTTCTATTATATAATTGTCATATTCATTTTAATATTGTCATTCTGTCATGTGGTCTTCAAAAGAAAACATTAGCGAATTGGTGCGCGAATCTGTGTCACACGTAATACATAATGATCGCAATTTATACATTCCCGTTCTTTCTGCAATTGAAAAATTTGCAGCATCTCGCAGAATGATAATAGGCGGACGAGTTGCCGAACACATATTATTAGGATTATCGCGCGAATTAAAAGATGCGGAATTATGGGTATTAGAATTGTATAGTGCGAATATTGTTGAGGATATTAATTTATGTATTGAAACAATCTATAATTCATTAACACATATGAGTGTGAGTGAAAACGGCGATATTTCGCAAGTATATCAGGGAGATGCACGCACTTTAATGTTAAAAACAATTGTGGAAAACAGAGAATATCAAATACTCGCGGATTATAGAGTTGTCGCAGTTTGTAAGTCATTAGGCGAGCGCAGGGGTATTAATATTATAAATATTATATCGCCAATTGTAAAAAAAGGTTTATTTAGTGGCGAAAATGTTCAAATTATGCCGCGGAATTTACAAATAATGCGCATTTTACACTTGTTATGTATGCCCGGAACAGATGCTGCGATTGCAAAACAATGGGTAAATATGCTTTCGCGTCTTAATTTACTTTGGGATATAAACACAACTGTGATTGATGGTGGAAAACATGATAGAGATTCGCAACAATATGAAACGGCAAATATCGCAAATTGGGAAAATCTGAATAGAGAAGGTATTTTGATTGGCGAGATTGCTGCAAATTATTATCTTGGGCATAAAGAACATCACAATGATCGCGCGCAATATTTGTGCTCATTTGATGGATTTGTAACATACGCAGAACATAGCGGCGTCAATAAAACATTTAATGATTTACGCGTTCCGGATGATTTTAGATTATACAAGTATGTCATAAAATCCAATGGTGACGAAAAATTTATTGCCGATATATTCAATGCTCCAGATTATGAATTAATCCCATATATTATTGCGAATGATGGGCGCAAAATCGCATCTCCATTTTGCGTTTTGCGATTTCTTTATGTTGATATTTGGACTCTTGATTTTGTCATAAAACTTATGACTAACAGAAGCGACACACAACATCTTCTTACCATGCGCAAAAATAAACTTTACAATATTGCATCCGAATTGTATGAATGGATTATTAATTGTGATAATATTTCGCTATTGTTCCCAATAACTTACGCCGGAACATATATTTCCGAAAGTGATACAAAACGAATGCAAGGTGCGAAAATAAAATCAAATGTTGCAAAAAATATTTATCCCGCTCCAAAAAAAGATATGATAAATTTCGCCGATGAATTAGTGAAAAAATTTAATATGGTTTAAATTCGCGCGTAAAATTATCCATCAATATCCTTTGGAACTGCACCTGCTTTTTTTGGTGCAGACGGCTTCTTTGCCATTTTTTTCGCAGCAGGCGTTGGTGCTGCGTCATCAGCAGCAGCTGCCGGCGCATTATCCGCTTGTTCGCTCGTTTCAATTCCCGCATCCTTCATATGATCAGCACGAAGAGCTTTGTACTCCTTATCAAATTCCGCATTTAGATTTGTGTATGTAGTATTAGTAGTGAGTTCGATGTATGCAAGATCAGCTTCTTTCGCCATTTTATTCTCTTCTTTTGCATCAACATACGGCTTCTTTGTAATAATTACAGGAAGCATATCCTTGCATTTGTTGCGAGCACTTGCTGTTTCTTTATAATATGTAGTGAACCACGCTTTGAATGTGCGCGGAAATTTAGTGGCGGCCGGTTTGGCCGCTGCAGATGTTGCTGGGCGTGAGCGTGGTTGCGGTGCTAATTTCTTAATTTCGCTCAACATTCGCGCCATATTTGTCGCTTGTGCATTGGAAATTGCTTCAACACTTGATGTAATAGCGATTAGGTTTTTTGAAATTTCAAGGAGTTGTTGCTGAATGCTTGCATCGGCCATTTTTAATACTGATGTGTTGGTACTGTAAATATGATAGGTATATTGTAATTCATTTTTTTCTTTAATTGCTCGCATCCGTAGTGACATGTTCAGCGTCAGAATTATCCGAGCCGCCAGCTCGCGAGCAAAATTCAAGCACTTTTGCGCCTGTTTCAACCGCTTCAGAAAGTGTGGGATCAAGTGGGGGTGGTGGTGCGGGTTGCATAATATTCTTGCGCACGATTGCAAAGAAGTCATCAGTAGCGCAAGTTGCAGTAAAATATGAACCATCATCAACTTGCGCAATTGATGCAACATTTGTTGTGGCCAATTCCGCGATTTCTTTTGTACTACACGTAAGCGCGCAGATTGTCGTATTTGGCGAAAGTGTGTAAATAATAGTAGGAATCGCATCACTTGTTGCATGTTTCATTGTTACTGCAACATAATCCGGACATTCAATAACTCTTATTTTATTTTCCCCGATATTGATAAATACTGATTTATTAATGCGCGATGTAGCAATTTTTGCGCCAGCGTGAGTAATATAGTGTCCCATTGCAACCATTTCTTCTGCGTCCATAACATGTTTCCAGTCGCTAATAATATTTTTAACAAGTGTGTATGCTTCGTATGGCATATCAATTTGCGAGCGAAGTGCTGTATAAAAATACGCAGCATCTCGCAATTTATTCTCATCCTGAGTAATCGCGCTCGAAAATTGGTTATACATGAGATATACTGAAATTAAATTCGCAGATATGACTGGAAATGTTGGTATAATAGTAATAAATTGCGTGGGTAATGCGAAAATAATATGCGAGTTGTTGTTTCGTTCAGGTTGATTTTTATCAACTAAGACAATGACAAGTCTTTTTATTTCTTCAGCGCGATCTTTGCCGACCAACATTTCATAAAATGCAGTATCCCATTTGTCACCAAGAATTACTACAAAATGCGGATCGCATGAAGTTAGAGTTTCTGCGAGTTTAGCATAATCCATTGACATTTCGCGGGGTACTGCAGCAACGCATGTATTACATTTCAGTGTTGCGACAAGCGCGCATTCAAACACGCTTCCAACATCGTATAAAACGGATATGCGCGTTGTATTGGTTGTTTTTTCTTGATTGGGTGCAATCGCAAAATCGCTCTCCATTAGAAATTTAGTATTTTATATGATATAATACATTCTTTTAAATATGTCATCGGATGACCGTATTCGCGCGGCTCGTCAAATCGTTGCGGCGCCGCTATTAGTAACGTTATCGGATATTTGCGATATTAATAATGAGGGTGAATTGGCTAAAGATATTTTAGCTACATTACCAAATGAATTTAAACAACGCGGCGAACTTGTTTTAACCGGTGCCGGACTTAAACCATATAGTTCTTTGCATTTGTGTCTCAGTAAAGTTCCAAAAGGATATCAATTTTCGATACGTTTGCCATCTAAAGCATATGAAACTGAATTAAAAACGAAATTTCCAATATTTACAACTGCGGCAGTTTCATATTGGAAAGAATGGGTTTGCGCTCATCCAGAATTAACGCAGCGAATACAAAAGGTTATCAATATTGACAAAATTTACAATACCGACACTGTCTTATTTTGGAACCGCTCCGATCCTTATTGGATCGGTATAATCGCATATTTTATTGATGAAAAAGGAAATATATACAAAGATAATATTTAATAATGAGCGATAATGCAACAATATTTGTTGATATAGGTTTAAGTCATGAAAATGAGATATATTTGCGAATTCTTTTATTTGTGTTTGTAATGTGTAGTTCTTGTTTGAGTATTTGTCTCGGCAGTTTAACATCATTTATAATAAAACTAAATCGTGCATTACCGCAACTTTTAGATGTTAAAAATCCGCCGCGACAACTTGGTGATATTGAAAATGCAAACACAGTTCGCGAACTCGCGGCTCGCGCGTGTGGAGATGCTATAGAAATGGCAATGAATATTGGCGATCGTACAGCGCATACACGCATACGCGCAGAACCAAATTTACAATAATAAATATGTTATGTGTTTATTTTTTTACATAAAAATGAAATGCGAATAAGCTTTATATGAAGAGAAATGATTATAATACCAACACCTCAACACCCACACATATTTAAACGTTATAAAGACGCGGTTAATGATTTTGTATTGAACGCTGGACCTCACCAGGTTAGTTTTATTGTATTCTCGCTCAAAACGCGGCAGTTCTTCCGGTTTGATGGTGAGAATAAAACGACGTGTGTAGCCAATTATTGCAAATATATTGGCGATGAATTTGCCGGAGATATAATGCCGGATTTTCAAGAAGTTATTGATGAAACGTCATGGCATGCGTTAGTTTTTGATTTGGATTTAGACGTTGAAAATCCGAATCGCAATTTAAGTATTTATAATTCGCAAGTTGCCACATTTCGCGAATCAATACGCGAAATTATACGCATTGCAATAGATGTTTATTTTGATATGTTCAATGACGTAATTAGTGAGCGTGATTTTGTTATTTGCGAATCGCTTCATAATGAAGAAATGCATCGTTTATCTGCACATGTATTAATAAAACGAGCTGTTCCGCATTATATGATTGCATCACATTTTGTAACAACGGTTATTGGATCACTCTCAGCTGAGGAATCCGCAATTATTGACCGATCTATTTACTCAAAACGCCATAATTTGCGACTTGTTGGTTGTGCAAAAGTTGGTTCAAAACGCGTTAAAATCATGCCACAAAATTGCGAGTTTATAGACACAATTGTTGGATCGCCGCTTTTGCAGCGAATTCCAAGTGAAAAAGCAACGCAGTGGCTTGAAATATTACAATCGCGCACTCACACTGCATCAAATGCTAATATGCGCGCATATCCGTCTGCGATTGTTGATAAAGCAATTGCTCTTGTTGATGCTAAATATGGTATAAACGCTCATAAATTTCGCCAACAAGTTGGTTCGCTACTCATATTCACGCGAATTGCGCCAACCTTTTGCATATTATGCAAAAGAAATCATGATAATGACAACACTTTAATTTTACGCGTTAATATGTGTGATGATGATGTCCGCGTCGTAGAATTATGCAGGCGATATAATGAAGAACATAAAGACAGTATCGGTTCAGCATCATCATATATTGATTTTGGTTACGTTATTGAGCAACAAGAAATTAGCGATATATTAACGTATGTGCGAACAACTGTTTCGAGTGTTGATTCACGATCGTGGGAAGCAAGGATACGACGCGAATCATATAACGAGCCCGTTATGCACAATTATCCATTTAATGTCAGAACTTTATTTGTTAACGCGCCAATGAAAATCGGCAAAACAAAAGCGTTACACCGCTACATGACAACTAACATGTCTGATGAAAATGCAAAAATTATTATTGTATCATTTCGGCGAACGTTTTCATCCGCGGTTGCTGCGCGATTTCCTGATTTTGAATTATATCGCAATATAAGCGGCGATCTTTGTGCATCGCGCTTGATAGTACAAGTGGAATCGCTACATCGCATGGTTCCTGATAAAATTGGTCCAGTTGATTTACTCGTACTTGACGAATCAGAGTCAATTATTGAACAATTTAATTCTGGATTATCTGCAAGTCACACTGGCGATTTTGCAGTATTTCAATGGTTGTTACGAACTGCGCATCGTTGCATAGCTATGGATGCGTTCATGACTGAGCGAACATATGCTGTTATTGGGCGTATGCGTGGAGTTGCGAATGCGCTTTGCATTCGCAATGAATACAAAAACGCAATTAATGATAATTATTATTTAACATCAAACAAAAATATTTGGTTGCTTTCATTAAAAGAGTGTGTGAAGAAAGGTGAAAGAATTGTAGTTTGCGTGAATAGTGCGACTGAGGGTCGTGCTGTTCGTGGTTTAATAATGCAACAATTGCATGATAGCGGCGAGGATTTGCGTGTTAAATTCTACAGCGCAGAAACATCTGCGACAGTTAAAAATCGCGATTTTGAAGATGTTGCAGCGAGTTGGTCAGATTGTGATATTCTTATTTACACACCGACATTAACAGCCGGTGTCTCATTTGAAACAGAACATTTTGACACTATGTTTGGATATTTTACTGACAAATCTTGTTCGGCGCAAGTTTGCATACAAATGATGGGGCGAATTAGGAATATTTCGCGCAAGAAATTCTTTATTTGTATCAAATCCGAATCTTCGCTACTTCCAGAAACTCGTGCAGAGATGATTTTAAGTATGCGTATTAAAAAAAACGCAATTATGCTCGGGAATGAAATGATTGATATTGAATACACTGAAGAGGGATTACCAACAATTCCCGATACTGATTATGCCGAATTATGTGTGCAAAACGCGATAATGCGCAATAAATCGCGTAATAATTTTACATTTGAATTTGCGCGACTGATTGCTATGAGCGGACCGCATACAATTGAATTAACGGGTCGGGTATTCAATAACCTTTTTGCATATTTTCCATCGTGGAATGATCTTGAACTGATTAAAAATGAACGTAAAAATATCGGTGAGGAAATTTCATACGCGCGAGCACTTGCAATCGTTGAATCGCCAGAACTTTCTGGTGATGAATACAAGGTGATTAGTGATAAAATGTGCACCGGTTATGTAGATATTCCAAACATAGATAGATTTGCTGCGCAAAAGTTTGAGTTGCGGCAAGTTTATAATTATCACGGGAAATTATCACCCGAATTTGTTGAAACGTACTATGATCCAATGATAATGCGAGCTTATCGCAATTTACATCTACTTTGCGAGTGTATGGAGCGAACAAATGCAAATATTGTCGCAGCTCTCGCCGAAATTGGGCGAGTTGAATCTGAATATTTGCGCGAGCTTGCAAATACTCGCGATGATAGTGAAGGAATACGCGAATTATGTTATTCAAGTTCGTATGAAACGCATAGACTAGCGTATATTGTCACTAATGTTATGGGTTTTGTAAGCGTCTTTGACAAGCGGGTTTATACCTGGCGAGATGTGGAAGAAAATATTATGAATAATTCCGCAAGAATAAGGCGAATTTTTCCATCATTACGCGCGCAATTTAAAATATCGCGATCTATAGCAAATCATGCGCGAAAAAATGCAAAAATAACATGCGAAGATATTATGGATCCAAACATATTTGCAAAAGTCGCGAGTGAAATTATCCGCGAAACTTATTGTATTGAATTAGTGATTGTTCAAGATATGTGTCAGCTTTCACCACCATCCGCATTTATTATTCAACCAAATTATAAAGTTATTCCGCGAATTGTGGTAGATTAGTGTCCGCGCTTTAATGATATTTGAAGTATGATGCACACACATATTATAATATTTTTTGGAACATATAGAACGCAATAATGAGTTTAATTCGCAAACTTAATCCAATAATTGCGACATTGCCTAATATTTCGCATGCACAATATGTCACTATTATTAATTTTCTTGCATCATGTGCAAATATTATTATTGCGATGAATGATCGCGATGCGTCGCAAGCCATATGCGCTACGATCGAGCAAGATGATTGTGATGATTTTTCGCGAGTTGTTGCCACAAATTTAGTATCTATTTTGAAGAATTGCGCGCGCGGAGACCTCGCAACGTTTATTGGTATTCACTCTGGTTCAATTCCCATAACATTACAGCGCAAGATTATCGCAATTTGCAATGAATTACCATCGAGCTATAATGGTATTGAATTCGCACAGCATGATAAATATTTTTGCTTGCGCGGGCATAAACTTTCAAGCCGACATCTTATTGAACATCACGAATGGTCACTTGCGAATATTGAAATTATTGCGCGCGAACGCGATGTCGGTTTTATTTTGATTAACGCAATTGGAATGAACGGTATAACATACCTCATCATTGATATCGCGTCGCGAATTATTGATAAAAATCGCGCACACTTTATAATGATTGCACACGATGATAATATTATTGTTGATGATAAAAATATTGTAGCGCGAATTGACGGGCGAATAAAATTATCAATTATGACGGGAAGTGAGAAAAAAAGTATTGCCATTACGAGCGTTGTGAAGATATTATAATTATATTTAAAAAAAGTTGAAAATCGCTGCATTAAACATATACGATGGAACAGGCGCAGTTGCATAATACCGGTTTGGCGTTGGCATTGGACATCGCGCATACATCTACTATGCGCAATCATGTTGGGTGTGTAATCATTGATAGACATACTCACCGTGTAGTTTGTAGTTCGGCGAATTATACTGTCGGTCCATCAATGCCCGGAACAACAAATATGACACACGCAACAATGCATTCAGAAATGGGCGCTATTGAAAAGCTTTTTGCATCTTTGGGGCGTGTTCAGGATATCCATGCGACGCTGCGGCAACGACGTTGTCATAAACATTCCTTACAAGCAAAAGCGGCCAAAGCGATATCATTTTGATATGTATATTGCGCGAACGCGCTCATGTGCAATGGGATGTGCGAAACCATGCGAGCAATGTGTTAGATGGATAAAATCATGCGCAAAACTTGGAGTTCATTTACATGTTTGGTATTCAGATAATTATGGCAATATCGTATATTTTGATTGGAATAATGATACACCACATCGTTACAAACTTGAAGAAACTATTTGGTAAAAAAATATTATTTGCGCACATTCTACTTGTTAGGGACGCTCCTTTTTTTTCAAATAACTCGCGCGTTGTAAAGGCATTATTTTTGAGCGAGTTGATCGTGCTTCAAGTGCTTTCGCAACGTCCGCGATACTGGAAAGTGGTGTGCGTATGTTTCCGTGAATTTCAGTTCGTAATGTGCGACTCATACGAGCAAGTGATGCTTTAATGAATTCATCCGGGCGAGTAAATGTAATTGGAGTTGCAAGTTTGCGACTGACGCGAATATATTCATTAATTATATGCAATGCAAGATTACAATCCGCGCATCCATCCAATCCAACTGTCGCATTAAAATATGTTGCATTTTGTCCATAGAAGCAAAATTCGCGCATCAAGTTATAGTAGAACATTTTATTTTCATAATCGTGCGGATCATAAATTACGAGCTTATTATAATGTTGAGTACTGGCGATTAAACGCGTTTCGGATGATGACTGTCCTGCAAACGCCTGTAAATTAATATGATCATTCGCCATGAAAACATAACGCCCAGATTCATATTCGTGCAATATATCCGTTTTAAATGTCGCATTATATTCGCGCAGTGTATCCGCAAAATTACCACTTTTTTCATGAACGGCGCGGATATCGTATTCATTCATAAACGGTGTGCGAAATTTAAGCATGCAGCGAAGAGGTTGCATAATATATACCCACGTATGTTGCCAGATATTATTAATAATAATATCCATATCGGATGGACTTTCTTCGAACGCGTCATCCGATACAATATTTTTTGTATATTTGTGTCTTTGCGTCATTTCTGGATTGCTAATATTTGTGCGAATATCGGAAATAAATAAAACAGTGCCAAGACGTGCAAACGCATGTGCATGCGCGTTATCAAATAAATCTTCGATAATGTAAAATGTGTAAGATTTCTCGCGCAAAATAGTGGCGGCAATTTCTTCCGGATCTAATAAACGATCGTCGCTAATATCGCTATTTTTTTCACATTGAATTATTCCTGCATCTTTGGTTGCAAAATCAATTATTTCATTACCAATTGTTGTTTTATTTGACTTTCTGAAATAAAGTTTGCTGCGTGGTTCATGCTTGCGCGGACCATTACAACCAGCGCAACCCTTAATAATGTGTTCTTGCGGATCAATTAAAATAAATTTCATAGTGGGAAACATATCTGCCAAATTTTGGCGACTATGCCCAGGGCCTGAACCGGCATAAACAACATATATTTGTTTATCGGTCGGAGTTATCTCTGCACACTCTGTTAAGAATTGTATTTCTGAAAGTTCTAATTTAAATTGTCCAACATGGGCGGCACGGCGTAGATATTTCATATTTTGATACGTTAAAGAATTCGCAGGAACATCAGTTATTTTCACAACAGTTGGTGGATTGTGATTTGATATTAATTTTTCAACCTCAGAACGCATTGGTTCCTGTTGAATGCGCAATGCCATTGGAATAAAAGCCATATTCGCGCCTTGTTTAAATGTTTGTGGTTGCGATGACTGTAATATATTATTTTTGAATGGATTCAAAAATAAAGTTATCGTCGCTATTATAATAGTAACAATGATCGTTATTATGGGTGATAATAGCATTGCGTTATATATAATTAATAAAATTGAATATCGCTAATTTATGCATAATACCAATTACGTATCATGAGTACTAAAGCTGTTGCGAAATCGGTTAGGTCGGCAACAAGGAAAAATATTAAACAAGCGACACAACCATGCCAAATTTACTCGCGAATTTTACACGAACTTTATTTGCGAGCATTTGAAACAGTAAATCCGATTGCACTCGCAAATTATAAATCAGATTCTTCTATTATGTACTTATCAAGCAAGTCATTTATGCAAGACGCGCAAATTGCGTCAAAGGTTGGATTAACAGATCCGTTTCCAATAACAGCATCGCGCACAATAATTGCATTTCTTGAAAATATTCACAGTAAGATTATTAGTGAAGGAATCAATGGCAATATTTGTAGTCTTGTTAAGGAATTGCGCGAACCTTCATTACCAGTACTCACGCGGGTAAATTATGATACTGATGATGATCATAGACACGCAATAAAAACTCTGCTTTGCACAAATCTTAAATCATCGGATCAGTTGCGCGATATTGCTGCAAAATTATTAAATATGATAAAACTTCTCATTGAACCATTACTTTATTGTATGCTCATTTGCAAGCGTGTGCCAAGTACTAAATTTCTTGCTGCGATTTGCTATTCCGCGGGATATCCCGATGAGATTATTCAACTTGCCGAAATTCCAATCACAAAGAAAAAAAGTAAGAGCGGTAGCAAAAGCAGAGTTAAGGGCAAAGAAAAAAATAAAGTTAATGAAGCAGATGATGTAGATGAAGCAGATGACGCAGGTGATGCAGATGAAGCAGATGAAGCAGATGAAGCAGATGTCGCGGATGAAAATAAATCAACATCAAAATCAGCGCCGGCGATCGCGGATGCGTCTGGGGATACGGACGCGGAAAAAACTACCAGTGATGAAGTATCAGACGATGAACTATAAATTACATGATTCGCAAATTACGTTCCATTTTTTTGCAAATATATAGATTTAGTATGAACGCAATAATAATTGCAACAATCGTTATTATTGTGCTTGTGATAATATTATCAATTTATCAGGCGCAAAAATCCGCAGTTATAAAATTTAATGAAGAATTTATTGACGGGTTTTGGTGCGCTGATCAAATCGATTGCGATTTAAAAGGTTATAAAGAAGCATTTTTATATATTGAAAATACGCACACGCATAATGGTATTGATATACCATCGTACATACTCGCAATACATGGCGCGAGTGGTCAAAGTATTAACTGTCCATTTAAATTGAACCTAAATATGAATATGTTTAGTGATACAATAACTGGTAAGTGTGTTGCAAAAGATTTTAATTTTGACATCAACGTAAAATGCGATATCGCGCGGGGAATTATGTCATGGAATATGCCAAGTGGCGAACATATTTTTACGTGGATAAAAAATTGTGATATGAGTAGAAAAATATCATCTATTTAAACACCGCTATAAATAATATAAACCGATATCGGTGTTAGCCGCAAACATCTCATATTGAGTTGAGATATTTATATTTCAACTTAAGATATTGGTCTATATTCTCATAGCGCGGTGTCTGATGTTGCGGCCGATATTGCGCTCATGTAAATTGCGTTGATAGATTGTATCATCGCGATTTACTTTTTTTTGTATCTGCTAAAAACAAATGATCGAGAATAACACTCGCAGAATTACGATCGGTTGGCATGTATTGTAATCCAATGCGCAAAAATTCTTCAATTTGTTTCATTTGGAAATAACTTAAATTCTTATAATTTGCATCAAGAAATTGTGAAATTGATCCAGATGTCACACTTGGTGAATATCGCGGCGCGCCGTTGAAATAATATTCTTGCGCGAGTTTGCAAAATATTTTGGGTGGCTTACCAATTACTCGGTACATGAGAACAATATGCGCATACATTGTGGGAAAATCAATATCAAATGCAGCATTTGCGTCATCACTATTATCTGAATCATCACTACGATGACTTGTTGCATGCGATTTACTTGCGCTATCATCATCATCAACGTAAATACCATCCGTATCTATTTTATGATCTAACCCATCTGATCCAAAAATATCAAATAGAAGATCACCTCCAGTAATAACTGTAAATAAAGTTGTCATTGCCGACCACACATCGGCGGGGAATGAATATTTTTGACCTAAAAGAATTTCCGGCGCAATGTGTGCAAAAGTTCCAACAGTTGCAGGCGCGCACATTCGCGTTTCCGGATTGACAATTCGCGCCGATCCAAAATCGCAAAGAACAATTTGTAGGTTTTGCGCATCCTTTGGATTTAAAGATGGACGTTTTTTGAACATAATATTGCCCGGTTTAATATCACCATGCACAATGCCGCTTTTTTCGAGACAATCGAGTGCGTTGAATAATTGGCGCGCGATCATTACAGTAAATATACCTGGAAGACCAAATCCATCTTGTTGTTCTGAACGTTCGTGCAAAACATCACTAAGTTTTACTTCATATTGTGGCATAATTACACAATAAATGGGATAATTATTGTAGAGAAATACACAAGTATTTTTGATATCTTCAATATGATTACGTCCCAAATGCTGATACGGATATTTTAGTAATGCATTCATCGCATTACACGTTCGCAAAAATTGACGTCTTGATGAAAAAGTTTTGCAAATATGTTGCGAATTTTGAACACTGCAATCAGTCGTATAACAGTCGCAAAATGTACCAGACGCAATGCGATTTTTTAAAATATATTCAGCGCCTTGCACAGCGATGCGTGTTTCGGCATACATATCGTGTTCCGTTTGAGACACGTCACTCATTTTGACATCCTTTTCTGCCATGTGTAATTGTGTATATGTGTAAATAATTATGTTTTTAATTGCGGATTATTGAAAATATGTAAAAAAATAGAAATGAATAACATTTAGATAATATTTAATTAATTGTAATTCTTTTAATATCCTCGCCGTGTCCTATAGTAGGAATGTAGAATCGCGCGATTCTGCGTAAGTTGGCATTTGCCATAATTGCGCGGGAGAATTTGAGAAACGTGAATCGTTTGATTCCGCGTGATGCATCATCAATTTGCTTTGCGGAAATCGGATAATGCATTGCGCGAATGATAAACCATATCGTACCAACAATCTTACTTTGTAAGCGACTTTTCACACAAATATTGTTTTCAACTGATACTTTTACAATATGTTGTATCATTTGAAGAAACGAATTGTAAAGAATTGTGTGAAATACTCGTCTGGAAGTTGATGATATTTTAGGGTCAATCATTATTGAGTTCTCATGATATTTTGCATCCAAGAATGAACCTAACGTTTTTCTAAATATTGCAACAGTTTTATCGCGACATATAATATCATCCGCATCAAACACAAAATTTCCCGCAGCGACTTGTTGCATTAGTTGGCCATATCCACGCGAAAACCCATCTGTGCGTAATCCTACTAATTCTGCGATTTCGCGCTTGCTCTTTTGTTCTGTTTTAGAACATTCCATAAATATGAGTAGCGCAATTACTTCGTTCCTAACTTCACCACATTTGACGAAAGGCTTGTTCGATTCAACGGCTTTGCGCTGAATTTCCATGTATTGTTTAATCGCGCTGACAATTACAGAAGTTGATGGAACAATTGCAACGAGTTGTTGCGACACGTTACCAATTAAAATACCGTTTGGTTCATATTCAATACCAAGTTTCTTGGCGTGCGAAATAATGTACTCTTCTCTGCATGCAATTAATTGATTGTAAATATTTGTATATTGTTCATTAAGAGGGTCGTTTGATGCATATCTTTTTGTATCTTTATGGTGATTGAACGGCTGTATTGTTGAGATATGGGAATCAGCAAATGCATATATGCGAAAACACTCAGTGCATACGTATTCATCATTTTGTATTTCCATTGCTACTGAACATTTTGGACAAATGTTGTTTGCGATTTTTATTTCTGTATTTCTTAGTTGCGTTAATCTTGCGAATTCTAATAGCGATACATCTGTTGTGGTCATGATATATGTTAGTTATGAGTGGTTCAAATTTTTTGCGAATATAGTAGAGGTGACGACTACCTCTTTCTATTTTAAAGGAAATAGTTATTTAAAATGAAAAAAT